GCCCCGACCCGAGTATAAGAACTCGTCAAATGTCGAATAGGTTTAATTTTTCATCTGCAACATCATACTCAATCGGTAACTCGTTTTCATCAGCGGTTCTAGAATCCGCTAAACTCTATGTAAATGGTCAAGACTTACCTAATATACCAGTCGCCGATCATAATTATTTCAAATATATCGTCCCATACAATACAAGGTTATCCAGACCTAATAGGAATATTTACACATATGCATTCTCGATGAATCCGATTAATGTGGAACCATCGGGAAGCTTGGACTTTAGTAAATTGAACTCAGATCGTACATTATTAGATGTACAATTAAAACCTGGATTAACGGATGTCTACAACCTACATTTATATTACGTGGGATATCAAACGTTTGAGTTTAATAATGGATTTATGTCACTTGCTTATTAAAAAGTCTGTCGTGATGTACACGAATGTAATCAACGATCTTATTTCTGATACACCATCTGATGAAGTTCAACTGTGCTACAGTCGTATGAATTTCATCAGTTGTACCCGGCACGTTGTACACGATCTTGTCTGCACGACAAAACGGGTCGAACAATTTTTTACTGTATCCATCTAGACTTGATTTATAAGCGCAGTGTACACTAAAAATCCGACCATCATTTGTTTCATATGATAGGTTATGCTTCTTAGAGTAATTGGTAATAAACCATTCCAGGTTTCGCAGAGAAATGCCCCCACTCTTGTTTAAAAGTTCAATTAATGTAGCTCTATTTTCTGGTACAGTGTAAAAATTATTTATAGATGATAGTAGAATAGTTGATTTATCCATATTAAAATATTGAAGGCAAATCTCTAAATTCATTTGCAACCTCCTTTTTTTCACATGCCGGACACCCATTAACAAAACCAGATGGAAATGGATGTATATGTCGTAATGGACCTCTTGGCATGAGTATAGGAGTGGACGGTCGTGGGTCATCTACATGCAGGCAACAATAACCATCACGAATTGCCTTATTCGTACATAGTTTACCATTTTTACGTATACCCAAACAACGCTTATCATTTTCAGGTGCAAGGTCACGTCGAACATTTTTAATTGGAATAGAATACAATGACGAAACCTTTTCTACAACTTTACAAACGTAATCATATTTCTCTTGTTCCAATTTTGCAATTATAGACTTGTGCTCAGTCTTTAAATTATTTAGCTGATCCTTATATTTATCAACCGTTTCTCGAATAAAACGACCATGCTGTTCCTTGTGTTCATGTACAGCTTCCTTTAGTCGTTCATTAAAATGGTCCCTTTGTTCACGCGTATGTTCTTTCGTTTGCTCACGAATTTCTTTCTCGCGTTCAATAATCTGACGCCGGGCTTCTTTCCGTATCAGACTTTCAATCTGTTCAGTGATACTCCCTACCATGTAGTATCATGGGTTCTTTTTTTTAAATATATCACTCACCAGTAATTGACTATTACCAGGTTTGGTCGCCGTCTTCCCCCTTTTCTTCGGTGGTTTAGCTCTCAAGAGTAATTCTCCAAAGATGTCATCTTTTACGTTTTCGAATAACGGTTCGAGTAAGTCACATACCGGATTAAGGAACTTGTTAAGAAAATAATAAGGATAGTCGATCGGTAGATTATGGTCCCGTGCATATACAGGATCTTCCGATTTCTCAAATGCACGCGCTTTAGGATCACCCGTATTGATCAATATATACGGCACCCTGTCACCAGACTGGGGTTCCGAACCGGGTTGTCGTTCGCGCATTTTTCTCACCACTTGAACATGCGCCTGATTAATATTTCCAATCTCATCACTTAATACGGAAACATTTTCACCCTTCACTTTATAAGTGTCCGACAACCCCTGACTTAAAATTAACTTCTCGTTTGGTACATCACCTTCGAGTAGCTCAAGTGCCCGTTTCCGAGCAAGTGCTTGAGGAGCTGTGGTATCACTGCTATCCAGAACAACATCCAGAAGTTCTTTACAAACTTCTCTGAGATGGGGTGTGTTATCACGTCTCACAAGTTGCAAACCCTTCACATCTATATAATCCATATTCATTTCACCATTCTTCCCCTTTGTCCATAGTTTGGCAGCGTACCGCTTCTTTGAATAGAGGAAGTAAGGACAATACACCTTTTCGAGTTCTAAATTATTAGGAGCCTTGAATAATTTTGTACATTCCTCTGCAGCCTTTTCACCCAATTCCCAACTATATTCGATAGCATCCTTACCAGTACGATTTCCTACATCAAATTCAATCATAACACTATCGGTGTCACCGTACCTCACTTTAGATCCAGGGTAATGCGTTTCAACATACCTCTTTGTGTCATCAATCATATTACGACCCTTCATCGTCGTAGTAGATGCGATAGCTACACATGGGAGAATACCCTTAGATGCACCTGTAAACCCATATACAGAATTCATGGAAATTTTATACGCGAGCTGTTTACCGTTATACATCTGTTTCGTAGCACCCGTTGAATTCGCCATGTCCTTTTTAGCCTGTTTTCTAAACAATTTTAGCTCAGAGAGAATACTCGGTAAAATACTCGGTACATTCTGCGCGAATGTATGTTCACCGAAACGTTCGTATTCTACACCTGGTAAATTGTCATATTTCTTGTCACGGACAAGTGTCGAGTAACATAAATTATGAGCCATCATGATAGACGGATATAGACCCTCGAAATCCAGGGCTGTGATCGGTGTATAGTATGCACCCGATTGCGCTTCCAGTACAGTCGCTCCAATATAGCCAGTATTATCGACATGTCCATATTCGTATGTAGGAACTTTGAAACCCATTTCACGCGCCTTTTTTGTCAGCTGACTAAACACCTTGATTTGCTGCCCCCTTTCAACAAGATAACTCAATGGAACCCATGTCGCCTTGGCCATTTCCAGTAAATTCATCAGGGTTGATAGTTTAGCGATCAGCCTATGGGGAAGTAGCGTATCTTTAATACAATATTCCGCAACTTCACGTAATTCCACTGGATCTTCTCGAACAAATCGTGCAAACATTTCCTTCGGAGCCATGTCTATTTTCTGGTCTCCCAAATAGATCTGTGAAACATTATTCAGTTTATACGAATCTAACTTATACTCTCGCTTAATTTCGTGAAACAAATCAAATATAAACCGCCCAGGCATTGGTACGAGTTTCAGTTCATTATCTCCGAGTGCACTTGATGACAATTTTTTACGACTGAGTGTACATGTATGATCTCTGAGTTTACTCATTCGATAAAACGCGAGAGGGCAGTTATTTACCATACCACGTTCCATGATATATTCTAAATCAAATCCGAAAATATTCCATCCAGTTATGATGTCTATGTCACGACTATTAAGATATTCGCTAAACCCCATCAAGAGGTCACGTTCAGAATTATAATTCACAATAGAGCATCCATCGATATTCTTGTCAGTCTCTTTATAGCATAGACAGGTCTTTTCGTATGGTTCGTCTTCACCAAAACGTAAAAGTGAAATTGCTATCTGAAAACAGGCATCACCGGGTATAGAAGGATTGGGGAACTTCCCAGTAGAGCTATAACACTCGATATCAATAGATGCGATCACAAATGGCGCGATTTCTGTAGTATCAATAGGTTTCAATCGCCTCCAATCGTTACATTGTAAATCGATCTGTACTTTTGTATGATATGCACGATCGCATACATCTGTTGTATCGATCCACCCAGTCGACTGGATACCAGTTCGATGCATGAGACGTAGTACAGGATCCACGTTAGCCTCGAAAATTTTCAGCTTGGTAGATAACCCGGTGATCTTTTTACGTAAACGATTACTGATATTACGCCTTGACATGAGATTTTGGCAGTGAATTTGTAGAAAAAAACTCGTCGCCCCATTCTGAAAGCCTTCCATATCTTTAGCCTCAACAACATCCATGTTAATAATATCTGGACAAGTCCGTTTGACATATTGGATCACTGAATTTGGCGTCATAGTTTCCGGCACTTTGACAAAAAAATAAGGCACAAACTTTGTCGTGACACAGACGGATTCACCCTTAATTGTCTTACCAAAAATTCGTACGATATGATCATCATTTTCATCACGAGCATCCCAGGTGAGAACCTGAAATTGCACCATATGCTTAATAAGTTATAGAGCTAAAATTTTAATATCGTTTATTAATAAATGTCTGCTGCGTTGATCGATCTTGTATCGAAGGGTGCTCAGGATGTATACATCACCGGAGAACCTCAGGTATCTTTTTTCCATCAGAACTATAAACGTCACACAAATTTTTCTATCAAACCCGAACGCCTCGACTATGTAGGTACATTTGGTGGGGGTAATGAAGTTGTTGTCCCCCTACGCACTAAGGGTGATCTACTCAGTTACATCTGGATAGAGGCTACCGACATCGGAGCTACCGATGACAGCCCCACTGGTTTCTTTAGCACGAACGACCCGACCACGACTGAATTTTCTTTGTGGATTGGAGGACAGGAAGTTACAAAGCTTGACTCTCTTTTCATCCAGGGTGTACACAACGTCTTGTACAAGCAGGATCAGGCTAAGGCTTCTTGTGCGGTGACACTCGACGAAGTTCCCGAAAATGCGGTGGGTGTTTCTCAATACGCCGATCATTACATGATCCCGTTCTTCTTCAGTGAGGACTGGACAAAGTCTCTCCCACTCACGGCTCTCCAATTCCACCAGGTGGAGTTGCGTATTAAGTGTCGCGCTGGACAGGTGGTACCGTTCACACCCGGTAGCACACCCAAGGTGTACGGTACGTATGTGTACCTGGATACAGAAGAGAGGGAAATGGTCGTAAACCATGAACATGAACTTCTCATCACACAGACTCAGTACCAACCCATGTCGGCGTCCGATGTTGATGTGGACCTCACGTATTTCAACCATCCCGTTAAGGCTCTGCACGTTGTTTCGTCTATAGCTGATAACACCGCGTGGTCCGGAAACTGGTCGTTTGACGACTCGACGCTGTATATTAACGGTACGGCACTGTTTGAAAACACAAGCGCGACGTACCATCACAATGTCGTTCCCGAAATGCACTGCTCGGTACTCGCCCCTAACGTGTTGAACACTACATCTACGTTTACGTGGCCATTCTGTCTGACTATGAACAGGTCACAACCCACAGGTTCTCTTAACTTCTCGCGTATTGATAATGCTAAATTAGTTCTCAACGGAACCACGAACAGGCTAGGTGCGATTGTTCGAACATACGCTGTCAACTATAACATCCTGAGAATTAAGGATGGTATGGGTGGTGTAGCGTTCGCGAATTAAATTTATCCAGAAGAACCAAAGCCGCGCGTACCACGCTCAGTATCTTCAATAGTTGTAACTTCTTCAATAGGAGGTGTCTCACATTTTTCCAAAATGAGTTGGGCGATACGATCCCCTTGTTTAATCTCGAAACGTTCCCCTCCCTGATTAAACAAAATCACCTTTAACTCACCTGTATAATCAGGATCGATCACACCGGCCCCGGTTTGAATTCCATACTTTACAGCCAGTCCAGAACGAGGCGCGATGCGTCCATAAACACCGATCGGAATAGTAGCAGCGATACCAGTGTTCACGATACCACGTTCCATCGGAGGAATATACATATCAATAGTACTGTACAAATCATAACCGACTGACCCAGGAGAAGCCCGCGTAGGAATGATAGCATTGTTAGAAAGACGCTTGATAAGAAGCTTCATATATATTTAATAAGGTGAAACTCTTTATATCATTTACAAAAGACGTGGAGTGATGGTTGTGGGTTCATCTGATACATATGTATGTTTTATATGGTATGCGATGAATAATCCATTGAGAAAGAATGAAAGCATCATCAATATTTTGAAACCGAACTGCTGCCGTAAGTCCGAACGACACATTTCCAATTCAAGTTCATAATCTTCTTTCACTTCCCTGACATCTTCGCGTAGGTTACGCAAGTCGGCGATCACTTTGTCGAAATCGGTATCCATTTTTTACAACTATACACGTGAAATACTTAAGTATGTGAACAAATATATAAATATTGTACTATGATCTGGTACTATTGTCGTTCGTGTAAAATTACATATGATGGGTTTGCGCAATGCTGTCCCGATCTTGATCACGTGCAACTTGAAATTGCAAGCGATGAAGAGTTTTCCGACGGGGAATTATAACGTGGTATACCCCTCCAATACATCATCCGTGGGTGGTGGAGTTTCTTCCTGAACATCTTCGTCACCGTCTTGTTCGCTTGGCTTTATACCCAATGCATCCCACGTCGCCTTAGCCATGGCGGGGAATTTGTAACTCTTCTCTTCCCTGGACTTAGAAAACTTGGTAATTATAAAAGCGACACAGACTGATACGATCGTGGAAATAAATATAATACGAGTGATTGTTGGTTTACGGAGATTCATCTCTATAGTAAAAACATAGAATTAAATATTCGGTATTTATATATGAAAGTTATTCT